TGCGGACGTGAGGATGGTCCTGCATGTCAACCCGTCGTCGATGGGGATGAACTACTCCAAGCAAACGGAGCGTATCCAGACGAAGGGCGGGTTCGTCGAGCAGCACTGGGGCGAGGCTGCACGGGCCATCTCGTTCAACATGGCCACAGGCGGGTTCAAGAGGCTCTACACGGGGCTTTCAAACGTCACAGGTGGTGGTTTTGACACCGAGGGCACCCGGCGAGAGACTATCGCCTACGACAAGTTCCTCGACATGCTGGCCCTGTTTCACAACAACGGGAGCATCTACGACTCCACGGGCCAGATCGTCTTCCAGGGGATCATCAAGATCACGTTCGACGGAGGGGTCTATCTCGGCTGGTTCCAGACTTTCACAGTCGGGGAGGCCGCCGAGAAGCCCTACCAGTTCGACCTGACAGCGGAGTTCACCGTGGCCCATGAGGTTCTCCGCATCCGCACGAATAGTGCTCCCTCGGGTTCCATCGGGAACTTCACCCAGCCCTCGGCCAACGTCGCGGACGGGATCGGTCTGATCGGCCAGGCTTGGGGTGATCTTGGCAAGTCCAAGGCCAACAATGACGTTGGCGGGGGAGGAACCTGATGGCTGTCTGGGGCAAAGTTCAGAGGGGCTCCGCTTCCCGGTTCTCATCCAAGGGCAACCCTCCTGAGGGCTCGGGCTACCAACCAGACGTGACCACGTCTCAGTTGGAGTCCCCGCCATCACCAGGGGCTTACAACGGGTTGCGACAGGGGCCAGACTTCGGGTTGGAGTATGAGGCCAACCAGACGCCAGCCATCGACGGTAGCAAGGATCTGCTGCGGACGCTGAGCCCCTTCATGATTCAGGTGGAGCCTCCGCTCATCATGGAGGGGTCCCCCGAGGTCTATGGGGGCAAGAAGGACTACGCGGGGATGTTCGATGGGGGGCACAGCGGTGCCCCCAAGGCCTTCAACGCAGCACGCAACCGCATCAAGATGGACATCCCCGCAGGGTCACAGCTCTCGAATGCGGGCTCCGTGGACAGCTACATTAGCAATGGGTTCATGCACAGGGCACCAGGTGGGGGGCAGGTAGGCACGGTCTCTGTAGACCGAGGGGACCTGGGGCCAACGAGGATTGGCACCCCGGCTCTGGCGGATCTCCAGACGGCAGTGGACATCACGATGCAGCTTCGGGCGCTCGTGAACACCCCACCTCTCATCCTGCTGATCAACCCGCAGTCCCTCGCAATGAGCTACACGAAGATCCAGCAGTTCAGTGACCGGACACGCTATGGTTTCGTGTTCCAGGCATGGGGAGAGGAGCAGCCTCGGCTGACGGTATCGGCCAAGTGCGGGGCGTTCATGTCGGGGGGGCGTGGCGTTCAGTTTGCGAGCCGGAGGGATTCCGCCGCCTGGCAGAACTTCCAGACGGCGTATCAGTTCTATCGACACAACGGCTACATCTACGACACCGTGGGCAAGTCGAACGCGATGCACATGGTGGGAGCGTTGAGCATTCACTACGATGGCTGGGTCTACTACGGTAACATGGAGTCCTTCACCTACACCCTGGAGGAGGGGACTCAGAATGGTGGTGTGACCTTCGACCTGGAGTTCACGGTCAATGCGATGGTGGACACCAGCAAGCAGTCCATGGTCGTCACCCCGATGCGTTCCCCCATCCCATCGGCATCAGACCCCCGCTATCACGGGAGGGAGAACCGAGCCCTTCCGAGCACTGGGGACAATTCGGTTGGAGGGCCAGATGGCGTAGCGGGTCTAGTGCCCCCGAAGTCCACAGGAGGCTTCGTGGGGGCAACTGCAGCGGCTGCGGTAGTGGACCAGGCCGAACGCACCTTGTCCCCGTTCCGGTTTGGGAGGTAGTCCGTGGGCATCGAATCCCGTCCCTATGTGGGCACCTGGCAGCTCAATGGTCGTGAGCTGGTTCAGCACACGCCCGATGCCTTGGTCTATCTCAACGGGGACACGGCGCTGCCCGGTTGCTCGAAGTGCAGTGGCAAGATCGACATCCAGCAGTTCTTGACCGAGGTCTCGGTGGATGCTGGGACGGAACCAGGCGGAGCCTCAGCAACTTTCTCCCTGTCCATCCCTCTGCACCACACGGATTCTTTCGCTCGTGATGCCAAGTTCCTGCTCCGGCCGGGGCTGGAGGTCCACGTCTACATGCGGGGCTACTTCCCCGTGGCCGGGCTCTACAAGCATCTGGCTGAGCCCAAGGTGGTCAACGAGATCGTCGGCTCTACGCTGTCCCCTAGTCAGGCTAGCTTTGGGACGGATCCACTTCTGGTTAAGCCGATCCCCCCTACGATTGAGCGCCTTTTTGATGGGTTGACGTTTGAGGGTAAGCCCTTGTCCGCTTCGCAGCGGGAGAACGTCGAGATCATCTACAAGACCATGACGGATGCCGGATTCCCGGCGTCCTTCGGGTTGGCGGCCGTAAACCAAGCTCAGTTCGAGAGTAACTGGACGGCGACGGCCGAATCTAAGCCTTCAGACGAGACTGGGTCTATAGGTGGGGCAACGGGTCTGTTCCAGTTGTCTTGCCCGAATGGCCTGGGTTGCCCTGTGGACTATTTCATGGATGGCCGGGCTGCAGGTTCCCATGAAATAGCCACGAAGTTCCCTGACAGATACTACGATGGGCAGGACCCCGTCATCTGTTCTGCGCGGATTGCTAGTGCGGCTGCAAGATACGGGAGCAAGTTCCGCGATACCCGGATTTCCCCCAAGGAGATGTACTCTCGGTTCTACTTGTCAGCCCTTGGTAATGCAAAAGGGAGACACCTGGAGTACCGCACTGCCGTGGGCGGGCAGCAGTTCGGAGACAGTTGGGCGAACAAGAGGTTCAGCGCCCAGGTGGCCCAGGAGGTGAAGTCTCAGGTGGCGGAGGTCCAGGTGGAAGCCACTCCTGGCTTCATTCCGGCCAACGTCAACGCGGCCGATGTTGCACAGACAGGCCCCTCCCTACTGGGTGAGATGGGACTCGCAGGGCTTGGTATCGAGAACACCCTGGCCTATCCGTACTACCACGTGTTTCATGGGGTCGTGACGGAGGTGACTCACAGCTACTCCGGTGGTGTGAACACCGTCTCGGTCAACTGTTCGTCGATGCTGCATTTCTGGGCGTACCATAACATGAGCACGAACGCCTCGGTGTTCGGTGCTCGGCCGACCAACTCGAAGCTCAAGATGAGCCTGGTGGGCCACAACTTCACGGGGATGCACCCCTATGCCATCATGTACACCCTGTTCCACGACATGGTGGGGGCGGCTGGTGGTGTGGGTTGGGCACTGGCGGGCAAGAGCAATCAGGCGGCCGTGACCGAGGTCGGGGGTGAGTCCCTGTTCTCGCTGAACATCCGGTACTGGGAGCGGAGGTTCGCGAACAACCACACGCGGTTGCGGATGCACGGGGCCACGGGGGACTTGTTCTCGACGATGACGGCGGCTTGGCTGAGCAGAACATCTTCGGCGAACATTCTGAGGTTGATGCGCGGTCGCTACAATGACCCCAAGGAGTCGGCGACCCTGCCGATCACCAACGAGGCTGAGTCCGTGGGGTTCTTCTCGGCGTCTATCCGCAAGGCGAAGGAGGCGGCGAAGAAGGCTAAGGACGATCTGACATACAAGAGGCTCTCGGCTGACCAGAAGCAGGCCGGGGATGCCACGTCCTTTGGAGATCGTAGCAAGGGTGATGGACAGACCAACACCCCGAAGTTCGAGATCAACATCGTCGAGATGCAGGCATTCGTCTCGAACATCGGCAACTGGGGTCAGGTCAACCTTTTCGAGTCCTCCTACGAGACCAAGATGGAGGTCGCCGAGAAGGTGATGGGTATCACTGGGTTCGAGTTCTATCAGGACGTCGATGGGGACTTCGTGTTCAAGCCGCCGATGTGGAACCTGGACACCAGTAAGTCTCGGGTCTACCGCATCGAGGACATTGACATCATCAACATCTCCTTCATCGAGAAGGAACCACAGGTCACCTACATGACCTGCAAGGGGAGCCAGATCAAGAACATTGGTGGGACCGGGCTAGAAAACGAGTGGGGGGTGCGGGGTCAGTTCATCGACTACAAGCTGGTGGCCCAGTACGGCTGGCGACCTGGCTCTCTGGAGACGGCCTACTTCAACGACTCGAAGTCGATGTTCTTTGCGGCTGTGAACCGCATGGACGTGATGAACATCGCCGTCAAGACGGCATCCCTGACCATCCCTGTCCGGCCTGAACTGCGGCCAGGGTTCCCCGTCTACATCCCCTATCTGGACTGCTTCTACTATTGCAACAGCTTCGCACATTCACACGCTGTTGGTGGCCAGTGCACGACGAGTCTCCAGCTCGTGGGGAAGCGTGCGAAGTTCTATGCCCCTGGGCATCCTGCGAGTCGGGTGGGCAATGGTGTCTCCAACGGGATTGAGGACATTGACCTGGGCAACACCATCCTGCCCGAGCGCCCGTTGCGGGTCCTTGACCAAGAGAATCATCCTCGGCTGAGCGGGTTCCCGAACGTGGTGATGGCTCTGGACCCCACGGAGATCAACCCTTTGTTCTTCGTGGTGGGCAGTGACCTGGAAGACCTGAGTGACCTCCGTGTCATCCGCTACATCCTCAAGATCGGGGAGTCCATGGGGCTGGTGCAGAAGCAGGACACCGGGGAGGGTGGCACCTCGGTCTATGTGTTCAACACGAAGTTCAGCACGGGAGGGGATAGCTCTCAGCAGATCAAGGTGCTGTTCTTCTTCCAGATGGATGATTTCGAGGGTCAGGCGACTAAACCCAAGGACCTGATTGACCCGTTCTTGAAGGCGAACGACATCCCCCTGGATCGAGCATTCAATATCGTCGCGGAGGCCCGTAACTACGGGACTCTCCTCAGCCAGAGCGCGGACGCTCGGAAGGCTTCTGAGCGAACGTTGCAGGATTTGCAGGGGCAGATTCTTCAGTTGCAGTCGCACCGGTCCGAGTTGGCCTCCGGGCAAAACAGGGAGAAGGCCGGGACCATCACACAGATCGAAAAGCTGACGGCGCAGATTGCGGTTCAGGAAGCAGCCCTAGACGACCTGGCAGCCGAGATCAACGGCAAACGGCTGGCTCTGGAGGAGGGATGGAAGGACCCCGCTGATGGCAAGCAGCAGGGTGTTGCCTTCTTGCTCGACATGCTCAACCAGGTGGGTGCCAAGTACCGGACCAGCGCCAGTTTTTCAGGACGGGGTGACCTGAGCAGCACCATCAATCTGCTGGACATGCTCTCTGACAAGAAAGCGACCTTCTCGGACGGCAGCCAACCCGGTAGTTACCGCTACTACTCCGCTTCGCACCCCAAGGAGGAGCATCAGGGTCCGAAGGTGGTGGAGTATGACACGAGTAGCAAGACCCTGGTGGTGGATGGACCCCCTGCGGACTTGGATGGCACAGCACCCGAGATCCTGATGTATGCCAAGGATCCCTACTCGGATGATCCTTCGGCGGTGAAGGTGGAGGCAAAGTTGGTCAAGGGCAAGCCCACGAAGGGCATTCGAGTGCTCAACAGCAACTCGGAGTTCCCGATGGGCCAGTCGATGGCGACCAGCGACATCTTGGAGCTGATGTTCAGTGTCCAGCCGGTGACCATCGTCAAGCAGAGCGTGAACAACGCCCCCACCACGAACATCGGGACCCTGGGTAAGGCAGTGCGTTCCAAGGTGAGCAGTTTGTTCATCCAGGCTAGCCCATCCCCCTCTGACACAATCGAAAGCATTTTTGGGCCTCTTTGGACATCTTGGGCGGGGGAGATCAATGATGCCGTAAAGGTGATGGCACTTCAGGCTTCCAACCAACTGAATGGCAAGCCTATCACCTTTGGTTCGATGCCGTCTTTCCCTAGCTCTGTGACGATCTACAAAGCTCAGGTCCCGAAGGACGCAACTTTCGGTTCGCTGAACTATGGTGGGAAAACCGGTGGGATCACTTTGGGGGCTGGGGGTTCCACGGCAACCCTCGTTGGGGTGTCCGCCACGATCTCAGAGGTACTTGCTCAGAGTTTCGTCAATGGGATGGAGTCGCTTCGACGGTCATCCCTAAAAACCTTCGAAGCAGCAGGGGGAAAGAAAGAGGATTGGGGTCCTGTGCAGGCTGTAGTCGATGGACAGATCAGTAGCCTTTTTGGTGTAGCGGTGGCAGCCAGCAACACCGTCAAGAAGATCGTCCGGCACACAGCACGGGACACGAGTTTCAGTCCGGTGTTCCCGGTGTCGGATGCAGCGGGCTACGAGGTTATCGGCAACTACCGCTACGGGCGTGGGGTGAGCATCGAACCTGACGGGGTCTTCGACCAGATCCACAAGCTGGACATCTTCAGTATGCTCGACAAGACCCTGGTGGAGATGATCCTCCAGTTCTTCGTGCAGAACAAGGGCAACGGAGTGATCAAGGTCCCAGGCTACAAGACTCAGACGGTGGCCGGGGTGAAGAAGACCGGACCCGTATCGGAGACCGTGACACTAGAGGGTCCAGCAGCAGCCAAGTATTTGAACGATGAGTTGATTTCTCAACTTCGAGGCCGAGGTCTCACCGACAAGCAGATCCTCGACTATGGGTTCTTGCTCAAGGGTGACGGTGACGCGAGCCAACTTCAGTTCTCGTTGGCAAATATCTTCGCGGACAAGACCTTGGATGGGATCCAGAAGATCCCAGTCATCAACGCGGCCTACTCTCTCGCCGACATGAATCTTCAGCAGGCTGGCCACGTTTGCGATTGCAAGGCAGCGGAGGCCGACATCCACCTGGTGGCCTTCGGGCAAGAGGACTTCCTCCAGTTCTCACAGGGAGGCTCTCCGCAGCACGAGGGGCTGGGTGAGGACCCTGCGGATGAGGGGTCCAGATGGGTGGCTCACACGGCTGCACAGGCCGCTTCCGGGTGGCAGCAACAGCAGCAGGCTCTTCGAGGGCAGGTGATGGACCGGGGAGGGAGCTTCATCGTCAAGCAGTTGGCCGATGCGTTCACCGACTCCACGGGGCCTAGTGATAGTGCTCTTTCGGCGGCTAGTGCCGAGTTCGAGCGACGGGTTGGGGAACTCACTGGGGAGGATAACTAATGCCTGATGAACTCGGTCGAGCTTGGAACACCCTGGGGCGTGTGCATCGCGGAGACCTCAAGAATCAACCTTTCGCGAAGAAGAAGCAGCTTGATGAGATGAACCCCGATCGGGGTGGCAACATGGGGCTGGGTGTGGCTCGCGTGGTCGCCATCGACTACGAGGAGCACTACGTCACCCTCCGCACGGTGATTGGCACCGAGCAGGAGTTCGAGCGGGTGCCTGTTCCTCTGACCTACCCCGGGGCAGGGACACGGCATTTCCTGGGTGCGATGCCTGAGGTCGGAGACTACTGCGTCATTGGCTGGTTGCCTCAGGAATCCTCGGAGAAGTGGGGTGGGTCCGCCACGCCGGTCATCTTGACTTGGGTTCTGCCTGGTGTGTGGCCAGGTCGGGATTGGCTGACTCTCTCGAACTTCACCGAGGATGAGCACGATGGCGGGACGAGTCGGAGCAAGGAGGAGATCCACGGGATTTTCGACCGTATCCGCCACAAGCTCCGTCACATCCAGCCGGGCAACATCGTGGCCTCCAGTTCGCAGGGGTCAGACCTGGTCCTCGACGAGGATGTGCTCCTGACCAACCGTCGTGGCAACCAGATCCTACTCCGGGATGCCGATCAGGCAGTGGTCACCCGAGCACTTCAGCAGTTCACTGCCCTTGCCGGTAGTCGAACCTATGCCGGAATGGTGCAGCGGGATGCCCTTCGCCTGCCGACGACGATGTTCAGCGATGGGCACACGTGGGATGGGGCTATTCAGGCCTACGCAGGGGCTCCGCTGCACGAGAATGACCTGCCTCTGAGCGAGAACTACCCCAACAACCACCTGACCCCTGACCCGATGCTGGCTCGCAATTTCGGGCCAGAGGGGGACCTTTCGGGAGCGGTCTACTCCTACCCGAAGCACCTGGATCCCTACGTGTTCCTGCACACGGGTGGATACATCGACGAGGAAGGCGTTGCCTACGACTCCAGGCACCTCAACGACGCGGTCTACGGTGGCAAGAACCTCTATCGTATCGGTCCGGGGTCTCAAGACAACGCCACGTTGCTGCCTGGTGCCTCTATCCTGACCGAGCATCGAATTGAGGTGTCCCACACTTCGGATGGTCGTTTGCCCGTGACGGAGCAAACGGATGGTTTCGACGCTGAGCGGTTGCCAGACAGTGATCAGAGCACACCGGGGGTCAGTGGCAACCAACCCTTCATCGAGTGGGTGCTCGGCTCGGTTGTGGGGAATGACCCTTTCACGCAACTAGGCCGCCCTCAGTATGGCCTCCCGATGGTCACCCAGGTGTTCGATGGCATGGGGGGCCTGAGCCCCCGCATGTTCCCTGCTCGGATTGCAGCTCCAGGTCAGAGTGGTGGCACACCTCTGGGACAGCACGCTGCTACCTTGTTCAAGTTGACCCCTGTGAAAGGGGACATGCCTCCCACCTGGTGGTCGGTCAACAAGCGTGGGGAAGTCAACATCAGCATCTCAGGCCACACCTCGGGCTACGGGGTGAATGCTGCCATTGCAGGTGGGATGCGCTTGGCCATGGGCGGCGGGCTGGATCTGCAACTCAAGGGTGGCATCCGTCTGGGCACCCTGAGCAAGGACAGCCTCCGGCTCCGTAGTGAGTTGGGTCCTGTGGTCATCTATGGTGGTGGCCCCACTCGGGATGAAGAAGCCGTGATGGAGCGGCTGCAAGGTACGCAGGGTGGGGAGGGTGGTTCCACCCCCAGTGTGGACATCCATGCTCGGACCAATCTTCGTCTCCGGGCAGAGAAGAAGATTCTCGTCAAGGGGCAGGAGATCGAGGAGAACGCCAAGGTGGTCCGGGCCATTGGCCATGACCTGGTGGAGATCACATCGGCCAAGCAGATCCATTCCTCGACGGAGGACTACAAGTCCACGGTGACCGGGAAGCGGGTGGACAACTTCACCGGCCCCAAGAATCTCCTCCCAACCAACGGTGCTCTGCACGAGCGGAGCTACACCCCGAACTTCCCTGGTGTGGTCTGTGAGGAGGTCACCTATGAGATGGGTGACCGTGAGGAGACGTTCAAGCTCGGCAACCACAAGACCAGCATCCTCATTGGCAACATGACCTATGAGACAGAGGTCGGGACCTGGAAAGCACGGGCGTTTCAGAACTCCGTCGAGATCGGAGCTGGGGGTATCACCGCTGATGCTCTGGTGGGCAACGTCAAGCTCAACGCGACGGCGGGGGCCGCTGTCATGAAAGGTTTGGTGGCGGTGCAGATTGAGTCCAATGGCCCGGTCTCCATCCGGTCAGGGACGGTCATCACGTTGGCTTCCCCAGGCAACGGCCTGGACATCGGCCCCGTCATCTGCGCAGGTTCCCGTGAGCCGTTCACCAACCTCCCCTTTGCAACATGGGGTTTGGGAGCCAAAACGGTCGTGGTGACACCCTGATGGCCCTGACGCCCCAGATCTACTACAACGACCTGGCTTCTTTTCGAGCAGCCACCTCTTTCCCGTTTGGGGGCTTCTCGTTTGACCAGTTGGCATGGGCGGTGGCGTCGGCTCTGGCAACTTGGGGTCCTTCGGTGATGCTCCAAGGGCTCGCCGTGGGTACGGCTGGAGCAGGAGCCCTGGCCGTACCAAGCACACGGATGTTCTTGCTGCCCAACCCACCTCTGGTTATTGCGGGGCTCTCCTCGGCAGGGATGGTGGGTCCTTTGGGGGTGGCTCTGGGGACGGTCATCGGGTTGGCAGTCCCCAAGACCATCTCAAGCTGGGCCAACTATGCTGGGGGGGTGACCGGGGTCGGAGTGGGACAGGACGTGTCCAAGGTGACACGAGCTGATGCCACGGGACTCCTGCTCCTTCTTCTCCCCACGCTTCAGGGTCTCCTGGGGTCAGGGGCTGCCTCCCCGCAGCTTGCCAAGGGTCTGTCTACCGGCATCGCCAGCTTGCTGCTGACGGCGACTGGGACGGGTACTGTGGTAGGTTCTCCAAGTATTGCTCCCGCCTCCGGGGCGTCCACGTCGGTGATGGTCTAGTATGGGTTTTGACTTCACAGGCCATGTTCTTCGTGCTCCTCGGGTCGCCCCTGGGAACTCTGCCACATCCGGTGACCCCACCAACGGTGTCGTGCGGGATGTGCGTATCCCCCCTGGGACTCGCACTGCGGCTCAGCCGGTCATTGCGGACTACGCGGGGGACCAGTATCGGGCTGCGGTGCTTCAAGCACCTGGCACCTCTCCACATGAGTACCTGGTGTGGGCGGCGTTCTCCTCTCATCTCGCCCTGATCGATGACTCATCTTGGTGGTCCGAGGAAGGCACAGGCCGCCTGCCTGTGGGCAGTCTGGCGGTGGGGACGTTCAGCGACGGTACACTCAAGGTCATTGTGACGGACGATGGTGGTCGCCGGGTGGGGCTCATCACCCACCTGGTGATTGCTCGGGGGGACGTGGCTCACAGTGATGGCGGTTGGGTGGACACACAGGATCCTGACCTGGGACGCCAAGGCTCCAACCCCTATTACGTCGTCAAGCCCGATGTGGCTGGCCAGGCGGGCGGAGTTGTCACCCTCAACAACTACAACGTCTACGAGGCACCCAGTACCGGATTGGTAGCCAGCGACCTGGCGACGTTGTTCGATGGTAGCCTGTCATCCGATCGCGGGGACCAAGTCGTGGCCGTTCGGTACACGTTGGCCGCCCAGAAGTTCTGGTGGACGAGGAATGACCGCTACGAGACGCGGTTCGGCTGGGACAACACCTTCCAGCGGTGGATGCCCTACAAGGGGTCAGGCCCAGTGAACCTGGGTGCACTTCTGTTCGACACCACCTACAAGCTCTCCCCACCCTTCAGCAACCTCCCTGTAGGCTCTGTGCTGCCTGGCAGTGCTTTGGTGCTGGACGGCTACGCTATGCTCCGTCTGGGCTCCTCAGCAGGTGCCCTGAGTAGCCCTGTGGGCACATCTGACCCGGATGGGTTCACTGGTGTGGTGGTGGTTTCCGATGTGGATGCGGAGAGCGCCTATCCTTTTGAAGCAAGCCGCCGCTCAGGGATCGTGGGGCAGACGAATGGGATTCTTCAGTTCAACCCTGCTTTCGTCGAGAAGAACGCGGGCAAGAACCTCTGGTACGTCTACCGAGGGTTCTCTGCTGACGCCGATGGCTACGTGGGGGACATTCAGGATGACCTGTTCATCTCCCCGGTGCCTGGCCCCACGGATCACCCTTTCATCCGCATCAATAACCGGACTCCCTTGGATGTGGAGCTGGTCATTGACGAGGCCGAGTTGGCTCTGCGGGCTCCGGCCGAGGGTTCTTGTGCTGTTGCCCTGACCACGGGGCGGGTGAAGCTCTCATCAGCCGATGTGGCCAAGGCCGACTCGGGGAACTTGGGGGCTTTCAACAAGCACTTCCTCGGGGCACGGATCTACTACGATGGGGTCGCCCTCAACGCTATTCCGCAACCCCTCAAGGGACCCCGTCCCCTTGTGCAATCGGATGGCATCACGATGACGTTGCATCCGGTCGAGCCCATGTACCTGCCGGATGCTCTTCCGTGGCCGGAAGACCTGGCCGGTTCCGACGAGGTGTTCCGGGGTCTGGGGCTTTCTGGTGTGTTGCACATGCCCGATGGGACGGGAGCCATCCCGGATCCCGAAGGTGTGAACCCCGCTTTGGTAGATGACCCCATTCGACCTGGTGGGGATAGCCTTCCTCCCATTGGGGGTGGCATCGCTCCTCAGTCTCTCGGCCTCATCCGTCAGATTTCCGACGGGGTGGGTGACCTCATCCTGTTCGCAAAGGGTGGGTCTGTCACCGAGGTCGTGGTGGTGGATCGCATCAGTGACCTGCCCACCTATCCACATTCAGTCCCAGGGGGGACAGGGTACATCTCGCGTGAGCCTGTCCCTATCGGGCTCAAGGGTGGGGTTCTACACTCGGTTGTGCAGCTCGGCTCGGACTCACGGAAGCGGTTTGCCGGTGAGGTGGTCTACTTCCTCCAGGCATCCTTGAATCCTTCGACGTACACCGAGAAAGCGTCCATCGCCTCCAAGAGCCGTCTCGTATTCAGGTTCGATGGCACCGAGGTGCTCTACTTCTCCATCGACGGGGTTGCTCATGACTGGCCTTCGAGCCTGTTGCTGGCAGTTCTCCCCGACAATGAGTTCTTCGACGCTGGGGAGGTGGCCACCTCCATCCAGGCTCGTATCGTGGCCCAGGCTGGTACGGGCATTTGCCGGGCCTCCGGGGACCGGGTGGTACTGGAAGCGGTGGACCCCGACAGTGGCCTGGTGGAGATCGGTTGGGGTGACCCCAAGGACCTGACGGGCACCGCAGCTCTGGGATTCTTGCCGGGTTGGGTGGCGGAGGCTGGCAAGCCCAACTGGTTGTCCGATGCTGGCATCTCGGTGGGGCTCTCTCGCAGCCTGTTGAACCTGGACCGCAGCAAGCCGGACGCAGACTACATCGCGCAGTACCGTTTGGAGGACGTGGTCCTCGCGGAATCCGTTCAGCAGTCACCTTTCACCTTCCTCGACTTCGCCCCGGTGGAGGACATCGCGGGCTACGATGAGGGAGTGTTTTTCAACCTTCAGACCGTGGCTTCCCAGGGCGATGAACTGCGCATCATCGACAAGCGGTTGGGTCACTACGAGGAGATCGAGCACCGGTTCCCTGAGGGCAAGTTCGCCTGGTTGGGGGAGTCTCTGTCGTCCAACGCTGTGACACAGCGCACCACGACCATCAACCTTGGGAATCCCAGTGTGGTCCCTGCAACGCTGTTGAACGCTCCAGGCATCAATGGGGCGTTCTTGGCGGCAGAGGATGGGGGACGGTTCGTGGTCCAGCAGCAGGGGGTGGACTACCTCCTCCCGGATCAAGGCCTCTCGGGCACGATTCAGCTCACCACCCGCTACGGGGCCTCCGTAGCTTCTGGCGGGCAGGGGTCCTACCAGAACGGTGGCACGACTTTCACGGACGCTCAGGGGCTGTTCCTCATCACCCTCAAGGCCGGGGACCGTATTAAGCTCTCCTCGGGTCCTGCACAGGGTTCCTATGTCATCACGTCGGTGACGGACAACACCCACTGTGAGGTCACACCCCCGTTCATCGCGGATCCTGACCGGGCCACTCCGTGGGAGGCATTCTCGGGTTATCCAGACAGTGTTTATGACCCAGCCGTCGTAGCCGACCAGGTTTACAAGCCGTTCAACCACCTTCCTGATGAGCCTTTCCAGATCCGTGTCCTGTCCCCGATTGGGGTAGTCGCGGGCCAGGACTACACGGCTGGTGTCGAGGACGCCAACGCGAGTGGTCGCTCGGTGAGTTTGCGGTTTGGTGCCGTGCATTCGGGGACGGGGGTCACAGCGGCGCTCTACCCGATCGGGCTCAGATCCATGGGGGACGTAGCCAACGACACCCTGTTTCTGCCTTACACAGTGCATGTGAGCGAGGGAGTTTTTTCCCTCTGGGTGGGCACGGAGATGTTCTCGCCACTGGCAGTGGCGGCGTTCACGGTTGACCCTGTGGGGGTGGAGTACCTGACGGCTGACTGGATGGATGGGGATGGATTCCTACATCCCAAGGGGGAGCTGAAGTTCAACTCCACCCTGCTCACGGATCTGGCTTCGAGCGATGTTCTCTATGTGGAAGAGCTGCGTGATGCAGCGAATCTGCTGGCAGGGGATGCCGAGTATGATCCGAAGACGGGCCATGTCCGCATTTCGGCAGCGGATGCCGTTACACATGCGGGGAAGCAGCTTTACTTCGTCGAGCAGATGGTGCCTGGATCCGATGTGTCGGTGTCCCCGATGGTGGGGGCGGTGAGCTTCCGCAAGCCCTTGACCAAGGGCTGCCTGGTCGAGATGGAATACTGGCTGGCCACAGTGGAAGGTCGGCGAGTCGGTGGGGTGGATGACACCATCATCGAGTTCCTCCCGGTGTTCGCTCGGCGTGAGACCACAACCCGGCTGACCGACCACGAGTTCCAGATTGACCCCCTTGGTGAGCACGTCATCGACACCCGTGTGGAGCCCTTGGTTTTCGTTGGTCCGAAGCAGCAGAACTTTGGTGTGGAGGACTTCACCACGGATCAGCCTGGGAACCTGCTGGGGATGCGGCTGACTTTCAACCGAGATCTTCCCGCTTGGGCTACTCCGGTGGCGACCTACTCGGTGTTCGATGCTCTGGGTGGGGAGAGGGCGTACACGACTTCTCAGAGCCCGGTCTACCGGCCACCGTTCTACATCCCAGCGGGCCGGGACAACTTCGGGCTTCGAGGGAACCGCCTCGCGGACTTCGAGGTTGGCCAGATGCTCCGCATTGGGGCTGAGTGCTTCTACCTCACAGCCTTGACCTACTTCCCAGACCCTGACACCACTCGGGTGGACATCTATCCCCCCACCTCCAGCGAGGTGGGCTCCCGGTCGCCTGGTAACGACGTGCTTACCCTGGTGACATCGAGTCCGATCACGCCGGTGCTTGACCCTGATGGTCTTGCCCCCATTGCTACAACGGCCCCTGCTGGGTTCATGCAGGAGGTGCCCACAACGGCCTTCCCGTTCGAGCCCGTCAACGCCAAGCAGAGCAGCATCACGTTCCTCGGAGACCTCTCGACTTTCGCGGTGCCTGGCCACATCATGGAGATTGGCGGGATGCCATTCACCATCGCCGAGGCGACGCTGAGCGAGGATGGCACCAGGACGAAGATCACGTTTACGTCCCCTTTCCGTGTGGCTGTGACCTCTCAGGGCACGACGGTGCGGCTCTCCTATCGGCCGGTGTACCCGCCGGACACCCGACAGATTGTAGGCATCGGTCCCTATGTGGCTGCCGAGGGTGTCGAATTGGTTCTCTTCGGTGAGGTGTCCCGTGGGGTGGAGCAACCCGGCCGGACGTTGGCCGAGGGGACTGAGTTCCAGATCGACCCTGAGACTGGAGTGGTGCTCCTGACAGAGCCTTTGCAGGCTCCGCTCGGATCGGGTCAGAAGCTCCTGCTCTCCCACACGAAGATCCGGGTGATGGAGCCCTTCTTCTCGGGTGGTTCGGTGCAGTTCCCCCGATGGTTCGCCAAGTACAAGCACAATGTCCTCCCGAGTGCTAGCAATGGCTACCTGGGTGGGACTCTCACCGCGACCTACACGTTCAGTAGTCCCGATTCCCTTTACTACCGGGCTCTTCCCCTGCGCAGTTACCTCGGCGAGGCCGTTACACAGGCTGTCCGAGAGATGAAGCAGGGCCAGTCCTCGGGAGGTCCCCGGTTGACGGTCCCTGCGGGTGACGACAACTGGGACAAGGGCAACCTCGGTATCCCCTCGGAACGTCGGGACCTCCTCGACAAGGACCGGGCAGCCAGGGCACTGTTGGGGTTCTACAACGACTCCGTAGTGGCGTTCGAGCAGGTGCTGGAGTGCATCGACGGCAAGTTCATCGGTGACCGGGATGGGAAGTTCAGGTTCTGGATTGGTCGGGGGCAGGACTACACCCCACCAGGCTATGAAGATGCCATCACGGGCCTGCTGAACCCCTCGAACGTCTGGGACCTGGTCTTCAACGAGGGTGATCCCACGCGGGACATCACGTTCCTTGAGGCGGACCCCTTGGTGAAACCAGAGGTGGCCACCATCTCCGATTTCCGATTGGCTGGGGCTCCTCTCGGGGTGTCACGTCTCCGCAAGATGATGGACCACCAGAAGTTGTTGGTCCGTAACGACGTGGATGACATCCTGCTGTTGGGAGCTTCCAAGCCGAAGCTCATCCCAACCAACTCCACTCCCTACTTCACCTTGGAGTCGAAGGGGGTGTTTGACCGGATGGGTGGGGCTCACAGGTACTCCAGGTTGTTCCCCACGTCCGCTCGGGTGCTGTTCACCCTGTTGCCGGGCATCGGGGCTGACCTGACGGTTGGGGACGTGGGTGTTTACTCGTGGGGCACCATCAACCCTGAGACTGGAGAGAAGGAGAGCACATACGGGACTCAGATCGGCCAGGTGGCTAACCCGGTCCTCGGCGACATCACGAACGTCTCCGAGAGTCTCATCCGGCTACGTCTTCCCCGCACTCGGGTCTTCGGCTACTACCCGGACGGACTTCTTGCTGATGCCCTGTTCTCAGGTTCCCCGGCGGTCACACAACCCTGCTGTGTCGTTTCGATGGTGCCCCTGTCGGAGCTTCCGGCGGACCCCGCAACGGGATACCCGGATGTGAGTCGTTTCATGTCCCAGGACGTTGCTGGGGACATCCCGGATGCTGAGGCTGGTGACCCTCAGATGGCCCTGCCCGGATTCGAGTCCGGTCAGAAGATCGGCTGGGGCAAGCCGGATGGTCAGTTCCTCGCGGCGTTGTTCCCTGAGGAGTACAGCCTTTTCGGGCTCAAACTCTACACCAGTGTGCTCGTGGATGAGGTGCTGCACGGGTGTGTACTGACGTTCAAGAATCGGCTCGGTGTTGCCATCACCAACCCCAACGACCTGTTGGTAGGGACTACGGCGAACACTGGTACACCAGCACATCTGTTCCCATCGAGCGGGCCGACACCATCTACGTCCTGCCTCCTGACGCCGCGAACCCCATCTCGGATCCGACAACACAGTCCCCGACGATGGAGGTGATGCAGCAGGCAGCCTTGATGATGCCCACACTCCGGCAGGGGGTGGACATCACCGTGGACACGAGCGGTCGGGTCATCGACCTATCTTTGCCTTCCTGGGCGGATCCTTTCCTGTTCCCCATCAAGGAGATCACGGGCCAGAAGTCTCCTATTCCGATGAGCCATCTGGAAGGCTCGGTGGACTTCGCCAACATCGACCAGCTCCCGCTCAATACCCCGGCGTTGCTCGGGCAGCCTTTCGATGATGCTGGGGACCTTCAGATCCCGTACATGGACGGGACGAACACTGAGTTGGACCGGTTTGACGAAATCACCAACGTCCTGGGTCCACTGATGGCAGCGGATCCTGTTGCTGGCGGCTATTACCCGGACGAGATCCTATTCACTGATGGTGAGGTTCTGGCTGCGGCTGTTGCACTCGGGGGATTCTATCAGGAGCCTGCGACCCTGATGACCCAGACCAAGACGGATCCGGCGGCGACCTATGGCGTTGCTCCGGGGCAGGAAGGGGATCTACTGCTGGTGCAGGTAGACCCGGGTGCTCCTCTGGGATGGCAGGGGATCCTTTCGGTGGGTCGGTTGACCAATGCGAACGTGGGCGGAGACGACTGGTCCTGGATCGAGCCTCCACGGTTCGCGACTCAGGTGAGTCAGGGCTCACCGGTGCAGTACGTTCTCGACAACTATTACGTCCATACGACGCCGGGTAACTACCCGGTGAACCCCCAGGTTACCAATCCTCTGGGGGTGCGGTTGTTCGACGACATCGCGGGGGCCACCACGGTCATCTCGTTCCAAGATATGGCTATCGGTCTTGGTCTTGGTCTGAACGACGGGAATGCCATCAACACGGGCAACCTCAACACCATCCTAGCGGCCTCGGCCGACAACATCGTCAAGGTCAACTTGATCTCCCGTCCCGACGACACCGTGTTGAACGGTCCCGCCGGAGCGGTTTCCGTCGCGGACATGAAGGACGGCCGGGTTTTCCTCACCATCTGGATTCGGTCTGGATTCGCACGGGTCACGGATTATCAGGGCAATGACACCGGTTGGGTTGTTCATGCGGGTGTGACCTTTGGTGGGTTCGACGCGGTGGGTGGGGAGCCCGCTCCTGCAACTGTAGCCGAGAACCGCCACATCATTCTGACTGGTTGGTCGGGCCAGATTCCGTTCACGCCCACTGTGGGGACGGAGGTTCAATGGTTCCTGCCTCACGACCACCTGGATCCCGCTGGCCCGAATGACCGGAAGATCAGCAGGTACGGTTGGGAGTTTTCTCTGGATGTGGATACCAGCACGCCAGGGTTCAGCGACTCGGCCTACATCGACTCGGATCGTCTCACGTTCCACGAGGTCATCGACTTCACGGGGGCACGTCCTCGTGGGTTCGAGCACGACAATGGAGTGGGAGCAACCCACGTCTACCAGACGCAGCTCCGGGTCAAGCAGGTCTGGTTGGGGCTCGGGGCGTACTCCACAGCCAACGATGTGGCAGCCGGTCCCTTGGAGTTCGTGAGTCGGGAGGGTTCTCTCACCAACCTGGAGGGCACCTGGAATCCTGCCCCGTCCCCGGCTGAGGAAGGCTCCCTTCGTGTGATGGCCTTCGAGTTCCTGAACACACCCATCACGGGTTCCAACATCACGGCAGCTCTGGTGGCGTCTCAGTCACTGGACACGGATGGTGTACCCATCCTGGTGGGGAATGGCATCGCGGAGGGAAACCAGATCCACACGGTCGTGCCCGTTGCTTTGAGCGGTGATGTCGGTCGGGTGGTGAAGGGGGACCTGGTCTACATTGACCGTTCAGGTAGTGCCCTGCCGTCCTCCGCAACGGAGAAGGCAGGGACGTACATCGTCCGGTATGCCGTGGAGCCCACTGTAGGACCCAACCTCTACAAGCCTGTGGCTGGGGCTACATTGAAGAGTGGTGGGGGGTTCATCACGTCTCTGTTCCCTCGGGTGGTTTCTTTCGATTTTGATCCATTTGTCTTGCGCCTGGAACTTGATAGCACCACGATCTTGCCCGCATCAGGTAAGGTCTATGTCCAGTTGGGGGACCTCAACACCACAGTTGCAGCCGAATACAAGGCTGCCTTGTTCAGCGTGGAGTACACCGCGAAGGATGTCTCTGGCCTGAGCTTGGTGGGAGGCTCTTTCAAGTGGGCCGACGATTCTGCTGTGGTAGATCCAGTTGTTGATTTGGTGGCCGATCTGGTTGGCCTTCAAATTGGGTGGCACGACAACTCGGGCGGTGGGACTGGAATCCAGCAGATCCCCATCCAGATCCGTGGGAACAGTCTCCCTGATGACTCCTCGGTGGTGGGCTACAACGCGGGGGCTGCCTATGGGGTCAATACCCTCACGTTCAGCCGCTATGGTTCCGTGGCCCTCACGTTTGGTGCCTTGGAGATCGTGAGAGGGTTGGCTCCCGCTGCTGGTGAGGCAGCGGTGGCTAAAAGCCCGGTGTATGGCAGTGAGGTCTTTGACCCGACGGGGGAGGAGATTGTCTACGAGGATGTGCCCTACCTGCTCAGCCTCAATCTGGACAATATCCAGGCCACAACGCTCAACGACCCCAACACCCTCAGTGGTGGTGCCGGGGTGGCGTGTCTGCTGCCAGGTTCTTTGGCTGTCACGGACTTCTGGGCCAAAGGCGGGGTGTTCGTAGAGCCCTCGACGCCGAGGGTCACACTCAACCTGGATCCAGCGAGCGACCCCAAGGTGGTGGATGCTTCCCGGTCCCTGACGGCAGGGACGATTGGGATGCGTAACCCCACAGCAGCCGAGGATGTGCATTTCGAGGTTCGGCGGTGCCGGCGGTGGCACGGCCAGCAGAACGGCGTCAACGATGCGTTTCATCCTTTGCAGTACGCCTACGAGATTCGTCGAGGTGTCGTCACCGATTTCAGTCGGAACGAACAACAGGTGGGGACCCTGACGGCTCTGAACTTCGAGATGAACTGGAACGTCGGGACACCTTTCCCCCGTGTTCCTGACGTGTGGAGCGACAACGATGGGGTGCTGTACCAGGGTACGAACCTGGGACCTTTCACTTCCGAGGACGTGAACATCCACCCGGGAGACATCCTCCGCCTGCTCGATGATGCTGGAGTGGTGCTGGAAGAAGCTGTCGTTTCCGAGGTCGTCTCTGATGCTGTGCTGAAACTCCGGGCTCCGGGGTTCGCCACGCTGACTCAGGCCAGTGTGATTGGTCGTCGCTTCGAGGTCTGGTTGCGTCAGGCCCCTGTTCCTCACGAGCAGAGCAATGAGCAGCTCCTGGATCTCATCACCGACCAGGTCATTCACGAGACGGTAGCAGACCAGAGCGACGTTGATCCAAGCAACTGGGTAGGCGGCTACGTGCCCGAGGTGGCAGCACCTGGGGATTGGACGAGCATCGCCAACCTGCTCTACGATGACTCAGCATCACCCCCGGACTTCGTAGCTTTGGGGGTCCGTGCGGGGGACATCGTTATCATTGACCCGATGGGCCTGATTCCTGTGGTGGACGAGCGGGGCAGCCGTCCGTTCGGGGATACCAGCGTTCCAGGTCGTACAGCAGGGGTCAACCCGAGCCCCCATGTCGTGGGTCAGGTGTCGAGCCTGGACGACAACCGGGGCTTCTATCGGGTGCAGTCTGTGGAGGCTACGAACCTCACACTGGACCCCGTGCACAGTTTTGCAGGCACCTTGGGTGCTGACGTGCTGATGGCCACCACACAGACGGACCTGATGTACGCCATCTATCCGACGGTGGGTCTCTCAGAGCTGTCTGACCCTGCCCCGAACACTGGGGAGGGTCAGAACGACTTGCGGCCTACACGCAAGGCCACCGAGATCAGCCCAGGCGTTTGGTCGTACACCGATTCTCTGGATACGGTTCTCGACAAGCACTCGCTGCGGCCGTTCAGCTACCGCATCATCCGTCCGAACGCGATGTTCAGTGCAGAGATCGTGGACGCCGTGCTGATGATGCGGGAGCGGATGCTCTCGCTCATCGAGATGTTCCGGTCGGTGATGAAGGGGACCAAGGGCGGCTACTACTGGGACTGGCAGGACCAAGAGCACGTTCTGGACCTGGGGGCTCCTTTTGACCCTGACTCGGGCAGTGGGTTGTTCCCCAACCGGTTGGTCACGACGTTGGTGGGAGAGGCCGACTACTCGCCCTTCATCAACACCAGCGACTGTCTTTCGTTGCTGGACCGACGGTTCTGGATTCTTGACCGACGGTTGGACACGTTGAAGCCGGATGCCACCAATCCCTTTGGGATGACGGAGTTCACGGCTTTGGATCCGTCGTTCCCTGATGTGGGTGGTCCCTACACGGCCTATACGGACCAGGTAACAGGAGGTTCAGAGGTTCGCCCCGTTCTTCCTGATGAGCTGGGGCTCATCCTCGATGTCCGTGATCGCCTTCGGGCTATCCGGTACACCTGGTTGGCTTACCGGACACACCGGTACATTGGAACCCTGGCCCGTGTGCAGGCCTTTGATGAGGCTCTCCCGGCCAGGCTGGAAGACCGCCAGAGAACACTGCTTCTGGAGCAGACCGCCGAAGGGGTGACAGGGTGAGCAACCAAGCTGACGAGCTGGCGGATGTGCAGGAGCGGCTGAAGGCTGCGGGCATTGATCTCGGGCAGTGGGGAGAGCTGGGGGGCCACGGCCCGAAGACTCCTGGGTTTGCGCTGCGGCTGGCAGGCAACCTTGGGAAGCTCAACGCCTTGCTTGAGGTGGCGGTGCAGGAAAAGGAGGCGGAGGTCCGGGTGCTGGAGGAGAAGATCATCCGGCTTCGGTTCGGTGGGGGTAGCTGATGCCCGACAAGGTCCGAGGCCAGTGGGGCACCGCCACCTTCGCAATCCCTGACTACCTTGAGGGGATTCGGGATGCCGTCAACAACTTCGCCGAGGTGCTGGTCGCCCTGTTGGAGGTGGCCAACCTCGCCTTGGAGTTCGCCAAGGCGTTCATCAAGGGGTACATCGACCCGCTATCCAGCCTCATCGAGGTCATCGTCGCGGAAGTCAGTGCCATCCTCAGGGACCTGAGACAAGTGGGGCTCTATCTCACGGGGGATTGGGCACTGTTGGGATGGCCTCCAGAGGATCTTCGGGGCGGCTATCTTGCCTACGAGCGGAGGATGATCGCTCGTCTCACGGACCGCACGGATCCGACCAGGCCAGACGTGTCCGGACAGACGAAGGTTGCGGGATTCTTCTGCTACCTGTCGGTGGACCCTTCGGACTTCGAGAGGTTGATCAACTTCATCATCACTTTCCTCAAGATGCTCGGGGTGAGCTTCTTCCCGGACACGAGCCGGATGCCTATCCCGACCATCAAGGACACCTTGTATGGGACCCAGGCCATAGCGGCAGTGCCTGCAGCGTTTCAGTTCCAGGGTCTCAGTGCTTCCTTGAAGGCAGGAGGAGGTACACCCCCGAGTCAGTGCCGAGTCACCTGGACGACTCAACCGGCCTCGCAGAAGAGCCCTTTCAACCCGTTGCCCATCCTCGGCCCGTCTGGCTACCTTGTGACCGTTTCAACTTTGGAGCAGGGCCTTGCACTGAAGTACGGCCGACCCAAGCAGAACACGGACAAGAAGCCGGCGGATGGTGACGCCAACAAGAAGGTTCAGCCCCGGGAGTACGGTTCCGTCCTGGGGATGGATCACCAGTCCATCGTGCTGCATGGCGGCGCGGAGATGCTTTCTTTCAACGGCTCCGGTCTGGAGTACAACAAGAACATCGACCCGGAGACCCAGGTCGCGAAAGATAGTGCCTGCCAGGTTTACGGAATGCTGGATCCTGCCTCGAATGAGGTGGTTCCTTTGGAGCTGCTGCTCCGAGATGGGGCCGCAGTTCCTTCGGCGCTAGGGGTGCCTGGTGATGGCAAGGGGCATTTCTTCCGTTTCCAGCGGACGTTCCTGATCGAGTCCGACGTAGCTCTGGCCCAGTGGTTCGCCGGGGAATATGGCGCAGTGCTGGCTCTGGAGGACATGCCCTATGACTCTCGGTTCGAGCGGGTAAATGGGGAGATCCTTCCTGTAGCCGGGCTGGTCGAGAGTCCAGCGGTGAACTACTACGTCCGGGTCTGGGCTGTAGGCAAAGAGATCGCCACGGGCAAGAAGCTGCCTCAGTGGGAGTTCACGGCTACCGCCGTGAAGAATCAGGCAGCTACCTCGGGTGAGCCCTTTGTCGTCGGCATGAAGTCGGGGGAGGCCGCTGTAGGAATGCCCTCGGCCCCTCGGAAGATCACGTTCGCCAATGCCAACACCCAGGACTATCTGGTAGCTTTGCAGACGGCACTGCTTCTTCTGGTCCTGAGTCGGTCGGACTTGCCGCTGCTGGATGAGTTGGGCCAAAAATCCGAGTTGGTGGCCCAGGGGTACAAGGACGGTAAGTGGGCTGGGAGCCAATTTGCTCTCCAGGCTACGGGTCTGGAAGACTCCCGAGCATTGCTCCGCACGATGTTCCCCGATCTGACCGTACTGGAGAGACCCAGCCAGTCGCCTCAGAAGTGGCGAGCTGACCTGTACAGCCAAATCCAGCAAATGGCTCTCGACATCTACGAGAGGACCGGTCCGATGCCCGGGGCGGAGAAGGCTGTAGTCGCGGCCACCGAGGCTCTGCGGACGGTGGACTGGCACACGCTGCTGGGGGTGCAGGATTCGTTGATTCAGCGGGACTATGAGAAGGCTGTGATGGCCATCGGCCAGAATCCACGACTGCCATTGTTCCAGGCATTGGACCCGGACAAGCAGATCACCGGGATGGCTGAGTTCGGGCTGGCTCCGAACGTTCTGTCGATGGGAATCAGTGCTGAGGCCGCAGAGGAGCTGTTTTTCCCCAATCCGTCTCTGACCGCAGCCGGGCTGTCAGAGTTGCAAGTCCTTCGCCTGCGGGAAGGGGAGTATGTCGAGTGGTCCGGTGGTGGGTTGGAGATCACCTACTCCCAGGAAAACCCCCTCGTAGTGAAACTGAAAAAGCGACTTGCTCCTCGGTCTCTGGAGATCATCTACGACAAGTTCACGGACAAGGATGGCAAGCTGCTGATACCACCTGCGTGGCAGGTATACCTGAAGGAAATGAGCGAGCGGGCCAAGGGTCGAGTCTCAACCTCGGGGGACATGACTCCTGTGTTCTACTCCGGGGCTACGGATCTGATTGACTACAAGAAGGGGGGTTCTTCACTGGGAGCCGCCATCTACTTGAGGGGCCTCTTCCGTGAGTACCAAGAGGGGGTGTTGTATCAGCAAGCTGCCATTGCTCTGAACATTGCTTCGGCGGCGTTCACGAGGTCCCCACAGGATGGTGAGTGGGTCGCGTTGCGGTTGTTTGACAGTTTCCCCGAGCTGGAGGGGTTCCTCAACGGCCTGGAGAATTGGGTCCTGGCGTTGTCCGAAGCCACCCGGTCAATGGCGGATGTCATCGTCAAGTACATCGGGTTCTTGCAGGGCATCATCACGGACCTTCAGCAGCTCATCCGGCGCATCAACTCCCTCATCCAGTCGCTCCTGAGTTTCAGCTTTGCCCTGCCTGAGTTCAGTGGGTTGGTGGTGCTCTCCGATGGGACGGATGGTCTGGTGTCTGACCTGGTGTCTGCGCAGAACAAGCCCTCGGACGTGCCCAGGGCCTATGGGGGAGGAATCGCTTTGGTTTTTCCTGTGGGGCCTTCGTTCATTTTCGACCTCATCGATTTGGCTGGTGGGCAGGAGCCGGATCCTGGGGCAATGACCACGTTGGTTCGGGCTCCTGATGCCATTGGCATCGAGCAGGTTCAACCTGCCGCTGGTGCAGCCCCAACAAACGAGCCGGATGTGCTGTAGGAGGTAGGTTATGCCGTCGTTCAGCAAAAGCAGTGTGTTCTCAGTGGGTTACTTCCGGGCCATCACACAGTGGCTCCTTCGGGAGCGCCGTGACGTGGTCGCTCGGATTGCAACGTTGACAGCGGAGATGACTCGTATTGGGTTCGTGACCATTGACTACGCTCAGGTCGATGAGGGGTCTAGCACCAAGGCGACCTATCGCCGGACAGGGTTCAAGGTGACGGCGGGTTCTAGCCTTTGCCGGCTGGTGCAGGCCTACATCGCGACTGGGGGAAACCCGCTCAACATCTGTGGGTTCTTGCATCCGGACACCACGGGGATGTCACCCGAGGAGGGTGGCTCCCTCGCCGTGCAGCAGGCCTATCCTGGTGGTGGTGCTCCTGGTGCGAAGTCGGTGCAGTACAACGACCCTCTGCCAGAGTCGGCTGAGGAAGGTAGCAACTACCCGAAGATGACCGGCTATGAGGGCTATCGAGGTGGGATGATTGACCATCCAGGCTACATCCCCGGCCGAATGGGTGGGCGTCTGGACCGTGGTGCCTGGGACAACAGCACGGTAACTCGGGTGCTGCACGACACCCGGAAGTGGGCGAACAAGGAGATCAAGTCCAGGTTGCAGGACAAGGAGTGGCAGATCATCAAGCTCTCGGACTGCTGGGAGCAACTTCGTCTCGAACGGCAAGAGACGTTGATGGAGGCCTTCGGAGGGTTGCTGGTGGACATGCCCACCCTGGACGAGGCCAAGTTCGACCCCAACCGGCTTGTTCAGGTCGTGATCGCCGAGATGTACAGCCTGCTCTATGATGTGAGTGATTCGGGCCTCCCTACAGGATTCCAGCCCAGTCCCACCCTGGGATTCTTGCGGTTCGCGCTGGAGGATGAGCCCGGTGATGGTATGGGGCTGATGGGCTGACGGTTTCGGGCCTATACCCCGCAGAAGAGGAGGACCGAGGAGAGCGATGTCCATCGAGTTCCAACTTGCCTGGCCATGTCCACACCTGACGGTGGAGGAAGTGGTGCCCTTGGGGGAGGACCGGAGGTCTCTTGACCCTCGGCAGCCTATTGCCGCCCTTGGTCAGGTACGTGTGCTGGCCAACGATGATTTCCTCATCCCTCGTCAGGGCGTCTACTCGGCAGCGGTGCTCTCTAGCTCGGTGTCAGGACCTTTTGACATCATCCCGAACGAGAGCATTTTCACGGTCGAGACGACCGGGGGTTCTGAGACACTGGACTTCGGGAACCGAGTTCTCATCCGGTTGACGACAGACCAGGTGATTCGCCGAGTACAGATCGCAGGCTGGACCCACGTGGAAGTCCGCAACGACAATGGATACCTGGTGTTGGTGGACCCCAACACCGTTGGTCCCTCGGCCTTCGTGAAGGTGACAGGGTCGGTGGCCGGGGGCTTGGGTTTCGGTCAACCGGGTGTTTCTGACCGACCGTGGGCGGCCTACGGGCGTGAGGTCTACCCCGGATGGGACCTGTACCTCCGCCCGGATACTATCACCAATCAGTTTGTCCGATTCCGCAAGCCCCTCCGGTCCAACCCGATGCTCAAGGTGACCTACTCGGTCCCAGTGCAGCGGTGCCTGCGGTGCCAAGCCAGCTTCATCGAGAACGACTACAGGTTCGATGAGAGCGGCAACATGATCATCATCCAGAATGAGGATCTGCTCTACCAGGCGGCCCTCAAGATTCTGCTGACAGATCGTGGATCCAACCCGTTCTATCCGTGGTACGGCACCACGCTGCGGCAGCGCATCGGAACCAAGGCTCTCTCGGGCGTGGCCTCAGTGCTGAGCGAGGATGTGCGGAAAGCACTGGGTCAGTTGCAGTCCCTTCAGGCTGACCAGGCCAAGTACCAGCAGATGTCGTTCAAGGAACGGCTCTACGCTGTGCTCGCCGTCAACGTGAAACGACACGCTCAAGACCCGACGACCTACCTCATTGAGGTGACGGTCCAGAACTCCTCGGGGCAACCCATCGAGTTGAACATCGTATTCTCGGTTCCTGAAGTTGTAGCCCTGATGGGGCGAAATGGTCTGATGCTCGGCACGGAAGCTGCGGGGCTGGGGACAGAGCAACTGTGGGGCCTTGCGGTGAATGACCGCAACCGCCTGACTGGAGGCCAGTGATGGCGAGTTACCCTCAGTTCAATGGTCCCGACAACGTTCTGCGGCAGAACTACTTTCTGTCCACCACGGTCTCACAGCAGTTCTTCACAGGAACGACGCCAGCGGACACAGTGGACATGCAGGTGTCGATCCGAGGGGCCGCTTTCACCAGCGACCCCAACCTGATCACTTTCGAGGGGACAACGTTCACGGTCCCCAACCCCTCCGCGTACCCAGATGGACTCCAGCTTCTTGCTGGTGGGAACAACATTCGGGTGAAAGCCATCCTCACGAATGGCTCCGCCACGCAGTTGGCGGTACTGGATGCTCACCTCTCCACTGAGGCAGACATTGGGGCCTTGGTTGCTTCTCCGACCGGCATCTATCTGGAGCGGTTCAACGCAACCGTCAAGATCACGGCTGAGGGTATTGAGGACAACGAGAACGTCGTCGGCTACCACTTCTATGCTAGCTCCCAGCCAGGTGGCGGGGATGTAGGGTACTTCCGGCTCAACCCCTCGATGGTCATCTCTGGTGAGGTGGTGGAAGCGGAGACAGATCTGGCATCCCTGGTCGTGGACAGCAATGTCGTTCTCGATTCCGAGGGGTTTCATGTGGCTGACCCGATGTACTTTCGTATGCGGGGGTCACAGGAAGACCAGAACGACGTCGAGTTGGGGGTCAGCTTCGACGAGCTGCTGAACATCCCTGAGACGACCGACCGGCTCCGGGTGGAGACCACCATCAAGAGTGTACGGGAGACCCGTAGGTACACTTTCGAGCATGACCGTCAGGCCACTCTGAGTAGCACCTACCCGGCTCTGCCCCACTCTGAGTTGTCAACGGTGCCCGAGAATACACCCTTGTACTATGTTGCCACCGCCGTTCATCTCATTGACGGTGTGGAGTACGAGAGCTTCTTCTCTCCTGAGGTGGTGGGGGCACCGTTGCGGATCATGCCGACGGTGGGTTCTTTCCCCCAGGTGACCCGGCAGCAGATGGTCCGCAAGGCTGTACTATCCATCTACAGGAGCCAGCCTCAAGTCCGTGTGGACCCCGGTTCGGCCTTGCGGGATACGTTCATCGACCCCTTCGCCACCGAGGCCGACCGGATTCGGTTCATCGTCGATTTCCTGCATAACGCTCAGAGCTTCGCCACTTTGCTGCTCATCGACGACCCCACGTTGTCGGGATTCCCTGTAGCGGTGAGTCAGTCAAGCTACAAGACGGCTCTGCGGGAGGCTTTCCACCTAACGAGCGATGACCAAGTACAGACGATCATCGACAACGCTTTCGATAAACTCGCTAGCAACCACGGGGTTATCCGAGAGGGCGGGAAGCGAGCCCGTGGTGAGGTGACCTTCTACGTCGTGGACAAGCCCACGGCTTCCATCACCAAGAGCATCGGTACTCTCCTCTCGGCAGGGCAGGCCACGTTCCGCACAACGTCCACAGCACTGATCTCCCCCACGGGGGTCGGTCGGAACTACAACCCGAAGACGGGCCGGTACATCGGCCGAGCCTTCATCCAGGCGGACTTCGCAGGTTCTGCTGGGAACCTGGCGGGTGGGCAGATCACCGTCATCCGCAACAACGACCTCAACGTTCGGGTCACGAATGAGTCCCCGACGTTCGGGGGTACAGACCGTGAGTCCAATCGTGACCTCGCCTTGCGGGCTTTGCGAGTCCTGGCCGCTGTGGACTCGGGGACCCTTCAGGGCTACGTCAACAATGCCACAAACACCCCTGGTGTCGCTCAGGTGAGCGTCATCCATGCAGGCCATCGCCTAATGATGCGCGACCGGAATGAGACCGGGCGGCACGTGGGTGGTAAAGTGGACATCTACTTGCGGGGGGAGTCACAGGCCCGGGTGACCGACGTCTTCGCTTTCGCCTTCGAGACACGGGATCATCAGCAGTTCGAGCCGGTCGGGGATCTGGCTACGTTGCGGTTCCGGGCCATCGACCCAGCGCTGAGTGCAGACAACCCGCTCATCGAGATGCTTGACCTTCCCACGCTTGACCTGGTGTTCGAGAACGTCACCAAGAGTGCTCTGTTTGACCTGACCGACGTGGAGTACGTCGCCTACAACGAGATCCAGCTCTCGACGGACTACAACGACCCCACCGTCCATGCCCTGACCGATGAGTTCCGGGGCAGTTACCGCTACCGGACCAGCAACAAGTTCGTGCTCACCCGACAGCCCGTCATCTCAGTGTCTCGGTTCGAGGGGGAGCAGACAGGTCTTCTTGCAGAGGGCATCTACGACCTCTACCGGGCTTCGGATCCCTTGGTACTGGGGCGCTCCACGATGGCTGGGGACTATGTACAGGTGACGGAACCACTGACCAGTGGGGCCACCATCCCGTCATCAACACCTCTGACGGTGACAGGGGAGAGCCACTCGATGCTCACTGGCATCGAGTACCTCGACAACCTTGGGGCCAACCACCTGACAGTGAGGGTCTGGAACTTCGACCGAACCATTGAGTACAACGGGCCTCTCTCGACGGACCCCCAGCGGGATTTCACCATCATCTACGGGGATGAGACCACTCCCTTGGGCATCCAGCTCACGGATGCCAGTCGCATCGTAGAGGGGCAGACCGTTCTTGTGGACTACTCCCATGATGAGAACTTCATCGTGGAGTATCTGGTCAACGCAGTTGTCTCAGCCGTTCAGGATACGGTTGACAACGATTCCCACATCACAGCGGATGTCATCGCGAAGTGGGCTGTAGAGGTCCCGGTGGACCTTTCGGCCACGATCGTCCTCCAGCCCAACACCAGTGAACGGACTGTGGACAGCAATGTTCGCACGGCACTGGCTCGGCTGTTCGGGAACTTCGGGCTGGGCACCCCAGTTCGTCAGTCGGATGTGATTCGTGCACTCGATGCGGTGACTGGGGTGGATTACGTGGTGACCCCGCTGGTCAAGATGGTCCGGGGTGACTCCGCTCAGGTTGTCCGTGAGGTCATCACCACGGACACTGACGGGGATTCTTTCCGTGTGGACGGTTGGTCTTCGGCCACGACCAACGTGTACCTCATCAAGAACGCCTTGGATTCCGCAACCTCTGATGCCGGTGGTGAGCGCAAGGAGTTCCGAGGGGTGTTCCAGGATGAGGCATCTCTCGTTCATCACGAGATCCCCCCGAACATCAACGGATTCCCGTTGAGGGCTTCCGCTGGTGGTTGCTTCATCATCGGCGGGGATGGCCTGAACATCCCAGGCTACTCGGACAACACGACCATCGAAGCGAGCTACGTTCTTCCCAGTGACGTGGACAAGCGGGCTGCCGAGATCCTGCGGATTCGCAAGATGCTCACCAGCAATCGTGTCTTGGTGAGTTTCGTGCCGGGTGGGGTTCCACTGGACACCCCGACACTGCATGACTATGCCGTCACCTACGTCGTGATGGGGGATACAGGGGTCAAGAACATCGAACCAGGCCCTATCGAGCACTTGGTGCTCGGGAACCTGAACTTCGTGTACGACCAGGTGAGCTGATGATCTACGACCGTGAAGCCATCAAGAACGAGAAGATCCGGGTCTTTGATGCCGAAGGCCGACAGATCGAACGTCCTCTCCTCATCGACGACGTGCACAAGAGGGTATGGTCCCATCCTCTCCTACGGGGTTGTCCAAGCCGCTGTACCGAGTTGGACTACACCCAGGAGGATTTCCTTTCCAGGGTACGTTCCTGGCAGGACGAGTGGGGGACGGTTGAGTCCACCTACACTCGGATGGAGAAGGGCTGATGGCCGACAAGCCCGCTGACAAGAATCTGCTTCCGAGCTTGCTGGTGCAGAACCCTTCCCCAGTGGGGGGAAGCGGGCAGGGCCGTATCAAGACCCGGCGGGAGCAGGTGGACAGCATCATGTCTGTCTTCCTCCAGCTCCTACCCTCGAACTACGTCTCGCAGGTTCAGGGTCCCTTCTACACTATCCAGTTCCAAGCGGCGGCGGAGGCCATCGCGGACTTCCAGATCACCGCACAGGAAGCCTTCGCGGACTCCGACTACGACTACGTTCGCGGCGAGTTCCTGTTCCAGCTCCTTGGTAGCCTGGTCTTCCCGGATGCCACCACGGATGGTTTCCCGACTCTCAAAGGCGACCTGACCTATCGAGAGTTCCTCAAGCGGATGGTTCAGCTTCTGCTCCAGGGGGCAACGAAGTCCACCATCGAGGGTGGGCTTGAGCTTCTGTCGGCAGCCACGTTCACGGTCATCGAAAAGGCCCTTGCAGCTCGGAGCACTACGAAGAAGGTCTGGAACGTCACAACGGGGCGATGGGAGATCCAGCCTGGTTCGGCATGGGGGCTGGATGACCAATTCGAGTTCGAGATCAATGTCTCGCACACGGATCCCGACACGGGGCTGGAGCGGTTTCCTGAGGACCCCTATGTCCTTCAGGAGAACGTCCGTATCGTGATGCGGGCTTTGAAGCCCGCCCACACCTTGTATGAGTACCGGCACCTGTTCACAGAAGTCTTCGGGCAGTTCTTTTCCGCATCCTCCTCTTGGGATCTGTCGAGTTACTACTACGAGGACTTCCGCAAGTTCTGCTGCGGGACCAAACAAGTCTCGGGAGCGGCGGGGATCACCTGGACCGACCGGACTCTGTTCAGTGACACCACCGTGGAGTTCGACCAGATCTCCGTTGGTGCCGATTTGGTGGTCCTCTCAGGACCCAACTCAATCCACATTGGTGGTCTGGAAGGTACAGGTGCCTCTACAGATTGGCGGCAGGTGGGCCGTTACCGGGTCGAAGATGTACTTGCGTTTCCTGTGGGTACAGATGCCACCGCGAGGGCATACACGACGGTTCCGGGCAACCTATCGGGATTTGCTACGGTCACCGGAGATGTGATCGAGGATGCGGACCAAGACTGGAGCTTGGCCGTTGAGGGTGAGGCTCTGACGTTCACCACTGGCCCTAATGCTGGGACCTACCGGCTCAAGTGGGTTCAGGGCAATGACGGTGGGCCAGTTGGTGAAGCCGCCGGACCTGGAACCCGAGTGCGGGTCGCTCTCTGCTTGCTCCGCCTTGATCGTCGAATGAAGGTCGCCACGACAGGGCAGCAGTTCACCGTCTCTGTGGATCGACTCGGGGTGCAAGAACCTCATCAGGTCACGGGAGAGGATGCCAGTCTGTTCTTCGTGGAGGACGGCGGCGGTGTGCTGACCAGGGACCGTCTCCTCACCCAGCGAGGCCCTCTGGTCAAGAACTGGGGAGATGCGACTCCTGCTACTAAGCAGGATGTCACGGTGTGGGTGGACGGCCTTGAGGTCACAGTAGCCTCGGTCAACCCATACATCGGTGAGATCGTTCTGGCAGTCCCACTGGCTCTGACCCCACCGGGCACGGTGGAAGTGCTGGTGGACTACGTCTGGTTCAAGTCCCCCATTATGGAGATGGCTGGGCTGAACACACCAGGCTTGGTGTTGAACAAGTTCGACTGCCGCCACGGTCACCACGACCCCGCAGCACACGGTGATACCGTCCAGACTCTGCCTGCTTTCCCGAAGGGGGCGGTGGACACTAGTCGGTTCCCGATGAACATCGTGCTGGGGCCAATCGAGCGGGTGAAGCCTCTCTACATTGGCCACCGCTACCTGGGTTTTGAGCGGGCCTACTCGGCCCTGATCAACAGCCCCACGACTCTGTTGCTCAACCAGGCTCCAGGCCGTGTCTCCGTGCCTGGGTTCGAGCGCTTTGTAGGGGGCGTCAATGCCGCTTACGAAGGACTGGTCAAGCCTGTAGTTGCAGTGCCCGCTTGGGCTCTGGACGGCACAGACTACGGTGGGGTGGACCACGATTCCGACACGGGCCTGGACCTTGGGACCTACACCATCATCGATCCCCTCCTGGGTGAGGTTCCCAGCACGTCGGCGACGACCTATCATCGAGGGCTCGACCTCACCTACCCATCGAGCATCAACCTGGTGGCTCGATTCCAGGTTGACTCTGTCCTATTCGATTCGGGTCATCCCAATCCAGGCGGTCTGCCTGACACCCCTACGACGGAAGGGGTGTTCACCGGGGTTGGCTTTGGTCTGCATGACAACCGATACCTTTACTTCTGTGGCATTCTGCGGGTGAATGGGGTTGAGCACGTTGGGCTTTTGCTCAACCCGAAGCGGCTTCATGAGTGGTCTGCCTGGGACATTGGCCCCAGAGCCATCCTGACGGCCTCCTCTCAGACGATGGGTGCTTTTCCCACCGTGCAGGTGCCCACTGGATTCATCGTGGGTTCCCGGTTCCAGAGGATGGAAGGAACCCAGATCGGGGTGTACACCGCAACGTCCGTCACTGCTCAGAGCAATGGGACGACGACGGTCGAGTTCACCCCGGCGCTGCCCTCTCCCTGGGACACCTTCGGGAACAAGTACACCGAGATGGTGTTCGAGACGCGGGCGAGCACCAAGCCATTTACCTATCGCATCGACCTGGACAACAGCCAGCAGCTTGCGGAGTTGCGGATCTCTGGTGAGACGGCCGGGGTGGTCGCGACCATCGACGGCAACGTCCCTGCCCTGCCCCCGGCTTCGCAGACGACTCTGCTCCTTCCACGGGAGATCGTGGGTCAGGTCTTCTGGGGTTCCCTGAGTCGTCAGGCGACAAGCCGTGCAACCTGGTCGTTCCTGCGCTACGGCCTCATCCCGGACCAGGTGTTCTTGAAGGGACATTCCGTCTCTGTGAACACCGAGATGGCTGTTCTGCCGGATGACAACTCCACAGCGGATGGTGGGGCCTGGTGGCCATCGACGATGTTCGGGGACACCACTGTGGACGCGGGCTCCTTGCTCCTCAAGGCGACCTCCACGGATGACGCCGTGCTGATGGGGTTGGGTTACACCCGGGTGGAGCCCTTCTTTGCCCCGGACTCCATTCTGGACTTGCAGGCCACGTTCCATATCGACACGGCCACGGATGGTTCAGGGTGTGTCGGGATCGACCTCGACGACACTAACCGTGTGGTCCGGGTTCGTGCCCTGCTCGTGCGGGAGAACTTCTCGGCGGATCCGACTCTCTACCGGAGCCTGGTGACCCTGCCACAGGTGAGCATGGCCGGGCTCGTGCCGCCGGAGCAGATGGACTGGGCTGCCGAGACGGGCTCCACCCTGACTGGGTTGCACGAAGGGGCTCAGTTCGTCACGCAGCAGGACGAGGACAACCGAGGGCGTTGGGAGGCTTTCCTGACCTGGGGAGCTGGTGGGGAGACCATCATCCAGGAAGATGAAGGCCGGATACTGGAAGCCAAGCTCGAAGTAGTGGCCGTGACACCCAATGTTGCTGGGGACACGGGCATCGTGTTCGGTTGCCAGATGGTAGGGACTACTAGCCCCTATGCCGTGGTGCAGGTGGAGATTGGTGGGACCTCGGGCAACGAGGAGGTACGTCTTCGTACTGCTTCTGGGGCCGTGGTTCAGGCGTACCCTTTCGACTGGACGGGAGAGGTACACACCTACCGTGTGCTGGCCGATCGTGTGCTGGATACGGTGACCCTGGTCATCGACGATGTGGTTCAGGCCCCTGCGGTGGCATTCACTCTTTTCACAGGAGGCGTCAACAACACTCAGGCCTTCTTCGGCTGCTCTGGGCGTGACCTCGCCAACCTGTATGACCCCAACCTCACGGCGAGCGTAGAGTGGCATTACGTCCACGTTCACGCTCAGGCCCCTGCTGACCTGGTACGGACCCTTGGCGTCGTGCGGGGCATCAGTGAGCCCTTGGATCTCACTGACATCAACAACTACGAGTTGCCCCGCACGGACGTCACGACAGCCCCCAACTCGTGGGCTACAGGGCCAGCGATCGAGTGGTGGGACTGGCGGTCAGACATTGAGTTGCAAGCCTATCGTGACCCGACGTGGGGTGTTACCATCCTCCGGCCGGACATCCCTCTGGTCCCCGGGGTGGATCCGCCTTGGTATTCGGCGGGTGATTCTGACATAGGGCCTTCTGCCGGCTGGATCAACGTCGAGTACCGAGACCTCCCACGCAGCCCTGGCAACAATCTGGGGTTGATCACTTGGGGGTCTATCAACTCTCAGAACCTCTCTCAGTCCCGCTGGGACTGGGTCCGTTACCAGCTCTTCAAGCACCCGACCGAAGACCGCATTGCCCCGGAGCATATGGTCCTCAACCAGTTCAACGTCATCGCGAGTGGCGAGCTGGGACAGGACCGTGCGTTGGAAACGGTCATCATCCAGACGATGGACACAACACGTCTGAGTTTGATGCCCACGCACCTCTACGCCAAGAGCGTGTACAAGGTCATCGACGGGTCCACGATCTGGACGAGCGACTACTGGAAGTTCGACCCCCTCGCCCAGCTCCTCACCCTTCAGCCGGATCCTCTGACCGGGGCGGTTCGGGAGTTCTCGGCTGAGCACGCCAACGTCACGGTGATGTTCTTGCCGGGTAAGCCGGTGACGAACACCTACCTGGCCCTTCAACCTTTGCTCGATGGCGTCACCCTCCTCAACGAGGGGACACCACCGATTCCGAAGAGTCAGGTTGGCAATGCCGTAGCCACCGTGGTGGACGGGGTGCTCACCTACAGTGATGTGGCCGGGACCCACTACGAGGACTTGGAGTTCATCGAGGTCACTAATGGTGGGTCTCCGGGGCTTCTTGCAGCGATCTGTGAAGGTGGTCCTGGTCTGGGGTTCTCGGGCCTGGCCACTGATGAAGGCGAGGACATCTACTCCCTGACTGGGACTGGGGATCCTCTTGGTGGGGCAGGGTTCATGGCGAACCACTTCGCCACGGGGGACAAAGTCGGCCGAGCAGTCGGGGCCGAGGTCTTTGCCTTTGAGGGCACGCAGTTCTGGCAGAAGGTGGTGACTCCCAAGGATGCGTCCTATGACCCCTCGGGCGGTCTACTGTTTGCCTCTGGTGGCTCCTACGGGCTCGGTGGGGGGACTCTGGGACCGGGATCGGCCCACCTCTACCCCAGCAAGCGTCGGTTGATTCCTGGGCAGGGAGTGGAGCAGCAGGCCAACATCAACCTGAAGCTCTCTGGAGTGACCTCGGGTGGGATCGAGGTCCCGCTGGTCGAGGACAACTCCGGGGCGATGTCGGACAAGCTCTCAGATTTCTACTTGGCCTATCCGGTCATACCGGACCCCATCAGCCCAGACTTTGGCCTGGCTCCTGTTGAGGTCCACATCCCGGTGGCGATCATACCGGGTCCCATCAGCCCGGACTTCGGGTTGGCATCCCCCACTGTGGATGCTGTGTATCCTGACTTCTTCGTGGCCCCGTCGTTCAACGGTAGCAGCTCCGCTATGGCTCCCGATGGATCGGGTGGCTACTACGTGGGGGGAGCTTTCACCTCCGTCACCGATTCCGTCGGAACCTACGCCCGCAACCGGGTGTGTCACCTGGACAGCAACGGATTGGTGACCGCCTGGGACCCCAATTGTGATCAAAACGTCTATTGTGTCTATGTCGGTGTGGATGGGGTCTATGTCGGTGGTCGATACACCACTATTGGTGGAGCCGCACGGTCGAACATCGCTCGGCTAGACCCTGTTACGGGACTCGCTGATAGCTGGGACCCAGGCACCGACAGCTTTGGGGTCAATTCCGTTGCAGAGGATGGGAACGGCATCTATCTGGGAGGTTTCTTTGCGAATGCGGGTGGAGCCGCTCGCAACTACATCGCCCGGATTGACCCCGTAACAGGACTCGCCGACGCTTGGAATCCCAATGCAAGTCAGACCGTCTCGCACATTGTTGTCGATGCCGCTGGCATCTATACGGTTGGATCGTTCACGACCATCGGAGGAGCATCCCGTAGTCGCATTGCTCGGCTGAGTCCCACTACAGGGTTGGCCGATGGGTGGAACCCCAATTCGAGTTATTCAACTCGCCGGATCATAGTGGACCCCGCTGGGATCTACGTCATCGGGGACTTCGCCGCGATTGGCGCAGTATTCAGGAACCGGGTGGCTCGGATCGATGCCGTTACAGGATTGGCGGACTCCTGGGATCCGGATGCAGATGCTACACCGTTACACTTGGTGCCGGATGCCGCAGGGGTCTACATTAGTGGGTATTGCCATACCTTTGGGGGGGTGACTACTCGTAACCGTATTGCTCGATTGGACCCCATCACGGGTGCCCCAGACGCCTGGGACCCGGACTGTGGTTACACCTCCACCTATGCTCAGAAGGTCGAGTGTTTTGTGGTTCGTCCGGGGAGCGGTCGGGTGGTCATCGGTGGAACCTTCTCTGCCGTCACCAACAACAAATTGAGCGGCGGGACGAACTTCGCCGTTCTTTCTCCATAGGATTGAGAACATGGCTGATACATACCTGGGAGGCCATGCCCTCTCTGCACCGAAAGTCATCCCAGCAGGGGACCTTCCCTTTCTTGCAGATGGCGAAGTGTTGGTCTCCCCCGTTGATGCGGGCACCCCTGATGCTGGGTTGCTGGACATGATCACGCACTGGTACGGGAGGGCAACACACCTTGCGTTCTGCACTGCGGACCCCGGAAAGACAGGGGCCAATGAGCAAGCAGGATCCAGGATCGCCATCTCGGTCGCTTACAGCGGCATCGAGCTGGTGGTGAATGGTGACACGAATGGCAACGTGGATGTCGGTGGGTTCACGGCAACACACTTCACGTTGTGGGAAACCATCTGAGCACGGGCTGGCTCTTTGGAAAATCAACTTGATTTCTCATCACGTTATCTCGGCTATGCGGTTGAGAGGGGTAGGATGGACCTGTGCCCCCAAGCCTGTTCCGAACGCTCCCTTGAGGTGAACTGATGGCGCTCCTACAAGACAGAATGCGGCTGCAAGCGGCCTACCAGCAGTTCAAGATGGGGCTGGGAATGTTGTATCCAGAGCAAGGTCCCGGCCCCAAGGGCACCTTCATCTTCGACATGAAGGACGCCAAGACGGGTGAGCAGCTCGTTTATTGGGAGAGGGACAACATCATCACCCTCGATGCAGGCATCGCAGCGGCGGCCCATTTCAAGGGCGACCTGACGGGTGGGCTGAAGATGCTTGCCGTGGGGACGGGGGCAACGGGAGCAGTGCTTTCACCGGATGCTCCGCAGAACACTCAGCGGAGGCTCAACACGGAGATCGCCCGCAAGGCCTTCTCGTCTACGACCTACCGCACAGCGGCAGGCGTCGCTGTTGCGTACCGAACCAACATCGTGGACTTCACGACGAGCTACGGTGAGTCAGAGGCCGTGGGTGCTCTCAACGAGATGGGCCTGCTGGTGCCCGCCTCGCTCAACCCGGCTATCACGAACCCCATCGTCAATGGCCCCTCGGACTACGACCCCTCCATCGACGTGGACGGGTTCGACCTGATGGCGAATTACCTAACATTTTCCGTCGTCTCGAAGCCCGCGACAGCGATTCTTGCCATCACCTGGCGCTTGAGCTTCTAGGAGGCGCCCTGTGGCGGTCAAGGACCATTCCGAATATTTCGACGGGATTCAGATCGCCCCGACGCCGGTTGGCCTGCGAGTACCGAACACGGTATCCAGGTCGGCCGGGACAGGGGAGCGGTCGTTCCTCGCCGTGATCTCCGAGTCTGGGAAGCCAGTGCTCGACTGCGAGCTGAACCTTCACCAGGCCGCCCAATGGATGGAGAACTATCTCCTTCGTCGTTGGGATACTGGTTCTGGTTGGCTCCGAGGTCGGACACACCAGGATGCCTACTGCGACTGGGGCACCGAAACAGCTCCTGTAGGCATCACGGATGACTCCGCCTTGGTGGACATTCCCCTGGGCATTCCTCTCATCCATGCAGACAACACACTGACCAGCTCGCTGGTGCTTCCACGGCTGGAAGCGGTGGTGGCCGGCTACCCCGTGGTGGTGGAGTTCACCAACACCCAGGTGGCAGGGTTCAACCTGATCGGCCTGTCCCCAGCGAAGATCTATGATGGCACCAACGCCACCGTGAAACGGACGGACTTCGTGTTCCTCGAAGTCTGGCGAGCCCTCGTTGCCCCATCCCTACCTGCAACCGCACAGGTGCAGGTCATTTCCGTCGGCGACATCGTGCCGGGCGACATCATCTCCATCAACTCTCTGCCGTTGACGGCCATCGCAGTGGGTCCTCCTGGAGTTGATGAGTTCGTGATCGGTGGTACAGAGACCGCAACGGCCACGAACATCGCGACGGCCATCAACGACGTGGGCAACTCCTTCGCCACCATCGTGACAGCGGTGGATTCTGGCAGTGACGTGAACTTGACGGCGGTAGAGCCCGGAGCGGGCTCTGCCCTCTTGTTCACAGGCAACTTCATCACCTTGTCTGTCACCGTGGGGACGGTGGGGTGCATGACTGTCTCGGGGGCTCTGTTCACCGGTGGTGAGGACCGCCCGAACAAGCCGACTACGTCACAGGGTCAGATTTTCCGGCACGGCAACGTGCTCTCCCCGTCGCCTGTGTGGCTCGACGATGAGATCTTTGACCCAGTTGCCAACACGGAGACGAGTCAGCGCATCCAGCTTCAGTACCGGGTCCGAGTCACGGACGATTCCGAGGCGATCAACTACAAAGTCAACCCCGATGGATTCTCCAGCCGCATTGCTGGTGGTGGACCCCTCGATGCCGCTGTGTTCGCCCAAGGCAACCGTGCGGTGCCTGTCTGGACAGGCAACGGCGTGGACACCTTGTCCTTCCCCTTCGTCCCTGCGGATGGGGCCAGTACCTGGCTCGATACGTCGGCAGTGGATTTCGGGTGGAAGGACGATGGGCTGTACGTGGCTGGTGACGGATCCGAGGCGGCTGCTCAGGCCCTTGGGGCCATCGACGGGTTCGTCTACGCCATCCCCATCGCGTTCGTGCATCGCCACAACGATGCCAGCGACGTGTTGGCCGCCATCCTGGGGTTTGACCCAGTGGCGAACACCAATGGCGCCCCGGTGTACGACCACGCAGGGTTCGTTGGGGTGCTGGGAGCAGTTCCCGCAGGGGCTTCGGACCGACCTGATGGACACTTCTGCGATGTCATCACACAGGAGAACCTGCTCGATCTCCGGCGTCACGTTGTCCCCTCTGGCATCGATCTGGCCACCGAGTTGCAGTACCAGGTGCAGAGTCTCCTGGACGGCAGCCTACGGACCTGGTCGGTGGATACCGCCAGCAAGCAGGTTCTTGGTGGAGCCTCGGGTGACGTCTCGACTCGCTACCTGATCTGCAATGAGATCGGCCGCACTATAGCAGAAGGTGGCGGGGCACCCGGCTCTGGCGAGAGCACTGACCGAGGCGTACTGGTACGCAGTTACGACCACATTGCTCGTCGCTTTGGAGCCCAGCCCGTCGTAGAACGGGTGGTGATTGGGTACTGGCCTGGCGACCGGGATGGGGTGGCTGTCCTGCCGGGCACGAACAACCCAGGCAAGTATGTGACCAAGGACGTTGCCTCAGCGACGACCTGGTACGAGGGCGACGTACTCCATCTGGACCTGGAGTTCCTGAACGCAACGACGCTGGGTGGCCTGTTCGACAGCCGCAACGGGGCGGGTGACGGTGGTGGAGGCTCGGGTGTCGGGATGCCCGACCAGAATTTCTTGGCGCTCGCACCGACGGGCACGGTCATCACGGACGTGCTCAATGCGTGGCACGATGACGGCCACTATGACCAGGTAACCAACCAAAATGTGCAGTTCGGGATCATCAAGGGGTTGGGGACCACGCATCTTGAACTGACCTTGGATGCCAATGACACCCTGACCACTGAGGGGCAACCCATCGCTGGACCCAACATCGAGCACAAGATGGCGGGTTCGGGTGTCTTGGCTGCTCCGGCGGACTATGGTTCTCCTCGTCGCATCTTCTTGGAGGTGGAGATCACCTATCCAGTGGGTGAGGGGACGACGGACACCGTAGACTTCGAGGTGGATCCTGACGTCACCGTCTACTCGGATGACGTGCTGACGGTGACGGGACCCGGCCCACTGGTCGAGAATGACATCCTCCAGCGTCCGGCGGACTATGAACTGTTGCTCCCTGCCCGCTATCGTCTGGCCTACCGGGAGATCCAGAGCGAATACATCGCCAACGACACCATCGCCCACGGTGCTCCTCTGGCGGGAGACCCTGTTGGTACAACCACGGTGGAGCAGATCGTGTCCCTCGACCGGGACACTCTACGATTCCCTCGGCGGGTCTGGAGCAATGGGGCTGGGCTTGGTTTGTCTGTAGAGGACACCCCCATTGTGTCGCCCATGACTGTGGACGTGGCGAATTCTGAGTTGGGCTCCTCCAGCCGAATCATCGAGCTGGATACGGCCCTCACCGGTCTCCTTTCCGGTGTGGGTCACACGCTGTGCACCATCACCTACTTCGCTCAGGACCCCATTCCGAACTACGGGGTGAACGGTGCGGGCTACCAGATCTCATACTACTTCCGCTCGAACTCCCCGCAGACGGCAGGGACCAAGGAAGGTGACATCACCTCGACGGGAACTGGGACGTTGCCCACCACCCTTCAGGTGGAGCCTCTGCTGACCAGCCCAAGTGTCTGGACAGGCCAGCTCGGCATGGGTGGCTGCGACAAGTCCTTCCCGTACAACGCTCCTCTGGATCAGATTCCGTTGAACGACGGGACTGACACCACCGAGGAATGGTTCTTTGCGGCGACAGCCGAGGTTGCGGTCGCCGACTTCGATGCCTCTACAGGCCTGCTCAACCTGCACGCTTTCGTGCAGCAGGACGTGCAGGACATCCTGAGTCTCGGTGGGGCAGGGGCCACCGAGAAGCCCCGGCAGGATGCGGAGTTCCGGGCCTACTACCCGTTCGCCGATGATACGGCCTACCGACCCACCGTGATGGCTCAACCCTTGTCCGGGGCAACCCGACACAAGAGCTTCGTGCCTTTCTTGGCTCGGGCTGTGGCGGATGTACCTGGGGTGGACGGGGGCCTGCTCTTCCGCAAGTCGGAGCTGCTCCTTGTGGTTCTCTCTCGGTTTGCTGAGCTGGACGCTGAGAACAACGTCCGGTTCGTGGACCCCATTGCGGACAACCGGACCCTGGCGGCAGTTTACCGGACCCGCAATCTGCTGCTGACCGTGGGAGGTCGTACATGCCTCGGATCCTGAACCCTGGGACCCTGAACACTGGTCCTGGCAAGATGGCCCCCGATGCCACGACGGTACGTCCTGGGTTGATTGGGCCGGGGCTGGTTGGCCCAGGGCCGAATGTCGGGGAGATCGACAAGGGTGCCCTACCGGGCGTCCCGGGGGCGTCCCTGCTGGACTCTCTTGCCCACCACACAGACCCTCGTACAGCAGACCACGAGAAGCTCTTTGCGGACCTGTTCTCCTCTTGGGTCATCCGGGGTGGGGAGATGACCACGGCCCCCCTCGGCATAGACGACATCCTCGACTTTGCTGAGCTGACCGTCCTCATCGCCGGTGTCCGCACCGTGCTGCCGGCCCAGAGCTTCCAGGTGGATGCCACCCTGGGAGTTGAGGGCTACGTCTATATCGACGGGACGGATCCCTACTGCCCGGTGTACGCTTACACCAACGCCCTTCCTCTACCTCTTTCCAACGATGTCTTGGTCGGGGAGTACACCCCGGATGGTTTCGGGATTGTCCTAGCCTACTACGATCTCCGCCAGCCTTTGGTGGACGTAGACAAGCGACTCGACATCACAGTGGGGGCATACACAGGCCATGACCAGCCGGGGGACGCTCACTTCAACGAGCTGGCGGATGCCGTGGAGTTCGTCGCTCGGACGACGAACGTCTCGAACGGCCAGTTCCGCCGCATCAAGATCATCGGCCCGACGGAAGAGGACATCACCAAGCTCCCGATGAACTTCGCCATCAGCGGCCTCATCATCGAGGGGGCTGGTCGGCGTGGGGATGGATCTGTAGGCACCTCCTACGAGGTCACCTGGAGGGGTGACGCACCCTCTCTGTTCAACTTGAATGGGTGCTCGGACTGGATTATCCGGGATGTGGCTTTCCGGTTTGATGACCAGGCTGCTCCTGACCTCGGTTCCACCACCAACCGGAACCTGTTCGTGGTGGACAGTGGGCTCGCATCGAACATCGTCTTCGAGAACCTCACCCTGGCTGGACCGGCCCACAGTTTCTTGTTCCACCCTGGTGGCTTCGGCCCCACGTTCGGGGTGAGCAACCTCCTGTTTCGGAATTGCACCGCTCTGGATCTGACCGACACCGCGATCTATGTGGACAGTGCGGTAGACACATCAGATCGCGTGCTCATCGAGCACTGTAACTTCACCGCCCGCAAGAGTACGGATGCCCCGGGTCCCGCTCTGGGCCTGATGACGCCCTACGGGATCATCCATGCTGGCCAGTGTATCGGTTGGACAGTGCGGGACACCATCCTGACAGGTGGGGATACCGGGGTCTTTGCAGATGGGTTGGGTCCAATTCTGATCGACAACTGCACCATCTCAGACACGGATGAGCAAGGCGTCTACCTGGGATGTCCCTATAGCAGTTTGCAGAACAGCAGGTTGGTTTCGGTCTACACCCTGGCAGCTCCGAAGATGGGTGTCACAACCACGGGCACCTACGCGAAGGTCCTCCACAACAAGGTCACACTCTCAGGTGGTGTGCTCAATGATCTGGCGATTGACAGTCAGGGTATCGGAGCCGAGATCCTCGGAAACGAGGTGGACTACAACATTGGAGTAGGGGACTACTCCGTGGTGTCCTTCAATCGTGCAACAGTTGGTGGCTACCTGATCGTGAATGGAGATCAGGTTCAGACCAACTCGAACTGGTTCGAGAGCCTGGTCGCTACAGGACAGTACGGGTCCTATGAAGGAGACCAGTTCCTCGGCAACGACCCCATCCTTGTGGGGTCCTTCAACTTCTTCAGCAACGTCACCTTCGGCGCGGTCACAGTTGCTTTCAACGGACGGGTGACGCTCGGGAGCGATTGCTCGTTCATTGGTTGCTATTTCCTTAATGGTTTCCAGGACTCGGGGGTGGATGCTGAGCGCAACCGCTTCGAGGGCTGCCAGATCGGAATTCAGGCAGACATTACTCTCGCGGGCAACTACAACAGCTTCCTTGGGAACCATCTCACACAGTCCGCTGCTGGGTTGATGCTGGAAATCGACGGTGTGGGAACCATCTTCTGCAAGAATCAGGTGTCGGTCACGACCTTGCATTTCACCGATGGTGGGGGTGCCGGCGCTCAGAACTTCGTCGTCTGTGACAACGTGGTTCAAAACGACGGGGCCGATGGTGGTGGGATCTGGTTCGAGGGTCAGTACAGCACCATTCGGGGCAACGTGATTGGTGGCAAGGAGAAGGAGTCAGGTTCTCCCAACATCTACTCCCTCAACTTCTTGGGGGGGTCGAGCGTTTGTGAGAACAACGTCATGAGCTTCTCCCTGTTCGGTCAGGGAGACTACTGCCTGTTCTCGGGGAACCATGTTGCTGGAGATGCTGTGCTGTCCAGTTCCAGCAAATGCAAGTTCCTCGATAATCAAGTCCAGGGGACATTCACGACCTCGGGCTGCACTTCTATCGTGATCCGTGGGAATGATGTCGTTGGGGCCGTGGCATTCGAGGGCGGGGCGGGGGATTTCGTCTACGAGATCACGAGCAATCACTTCACGGGGGCCGTGACGTGGACTCTGCCTTCGGTTTGTTCCCAACCCGTCATCAGCAACAACCACTTCGATGCAGCTACCTCCTTTGGGGGGATGGACAACGGCACCTTTACGGGCAACTTTTGCTTGGACACTTTGTCGATCCAGGCTGTTCTTCGCACGACCGTCCAAGGCAACAGGTGTGCGGGTGCCGTTACCTTGAACAACTCCGACCAGGTGGTGTTCCAGGGGAACTGGGTGGGGACCTCCGTGGGGGCTGCGGCCTCTGTGGACCTCACAGGATCAGACAATTACGTGGTCGTGGGTAACCTGATCACCGGTGACCTTCTGGTAAACGCGGGAGCCGCAGCCACCAATACAGGTGTTATCGTGGGTAACCGGACGGCCTCCATCAACAGTGCGGTTCCTGCTGCTGCTCCCACGGTGGGTCAGGTGGCCGTGGGCAACAAGGTAGACAACTTGGCCACTGTGTTCAACGTTGCCCCCGGTACAGCCACCGCCAACTCCAACAACG